GGTCAACTTAGACGACGTCATGAACAACGAGATGGGGGCGATCATTCGCGCCCGTGCCCCTGGAATGGTGCAGCCCCTGACTGAACCCTTCGTCGGGCAGAACGCGATGCCGATCATCGCCTACATGGACCAGGTGCGCGCCCAGCGCACGGGCATCAGCGCGGCGAGCCAGGGGCTCGACCCTGACGTCTTGCAGTCCACGACCAAGGCAGCGGTGACGGCGACCGTCAGCGGCGCGCAAGAGCGCATCGAGTTGGTGGCGCGGCTCTTTGCCGAGAACGGCATGAAGCGCCTGTTCAAGGGCCTGCTGCGGCTGGTGGTCCGCCACCAGGACCAGCCCCGCATGCTGCGCCTGCGCGGCAAATATGTTCAGGTTGACCCGCGCTACTGGGACGCGGACCTCGACGTGCAGGTGAATGTTGGGCTGGGGCGCGGGACAGACCAAGACCGCATGCAGTTCCTGATGCTGGTCGCCCAGAAGCAGGAACAGATCATTCAGCTCATGGGGCCTGCCAACCCGCTGGCCGATGTCTCCCAGTACCGGAACACTCTGGCACAGATTTGCAACCTGGCGGGGTTCAAGGACGCGAGCCGCTACTTCAAGCCGGTGGACCCGCAAGCCCTCCAGCAGCAGATGCAGCAGCCGCAGAAACCCGACCCGAACGAAATGCTCGTCCAGGTCGAGGCGGCGAAGGTGAAGGCCAGCATCGAGCGCGACAACCAGAAGCTCCAGGCAGAGATGGAAGACAGCCTGCGGCAGGACCGGCGCGAGCGCGAGAAGATGCACATGGATGGGATGATCCGCATCGCCGACATCGAGGCCAAGTACGGCACGCAGGTCAACGTGGCGCACGCCGAGGCGGTGCTGGCGCGAGACCACCAGATCGCCCAAGCGCAGATCCAAGCTGACACTGACAAGCACAACGCCATCGTGCAGGCGATGTCCCAGCCAATGGGAGGCCCAAATGCTTGAGTCCGATCTTGCGCGTGACGCAAGGGCGCTCATGGACAACGCGGCGCTTGAGATGCTGCTGAACCAGCTTGCCGACCGCTACATCGAGGCCATCAAGAATTCCGCGCCCGCTGCGACAGAGGGCCGGGAACACGCCTACCACATGATCCGCGCGGTGGGCGAAATCAAAGACCACATCAAGTCGGCTGCCGCTGCGGACATCGTGACGCAATGGAACCGCCGCTTGCGTGGAACGCAACCTTGAGGTAAAACTATATGACCGACACGGCTCCAACGGCCACCGGCATCCAAGGCGCAACACAGTCGTTTGAGTCCCTTCTCGCCGCTGAAGCGGGCACCGGGACGACTCAAACCAGCGATGCGCCTGAAACGGCTCCTATTCAAGACGAAGAGGAGACGCTTGTTGGCGAAGACGCCGGGGATGAGACCGCTGCCGACGAAACGGCAGATGACCCTGACGGCGAAGCCACTGCAAACGAAGGTGAGACCGAAGACACCGAACCGCAGGTGCAGCTTGTCACCGTCAAGATCGACGGCAAGACTGAGCAAATCCCGTTGGAAGAGGCGCTCAAAGGCTACCAACGCAACGCAGACTATTCGCGCAAAACGCAGGCGCTGGCCGAGGACCGCAAGGGTTTCGAGTCCGAGCGCATGCAGGTGGCACAGGAACGGGCGCAATACGCCCAACTGCTCACCGCGCTCCAGCAGCAGTTGGAAACAGGCCAACCGCAGGAGCCCGATTGGCAGAGGCTTTACGAGACCGATCCTGTCGAGTGGGTGAGACAACGGGAAGTTTGGCGCGACCGCCAGGAACGGATGACTGCGGCACAATATGAGCAGCAGCGCCTTCAGGTGGTCCAGCAGCAGGAACAGCAAGTCGCGCTGTCCAAGATGGTGCAGGAAGGCCGTCAGAAACTGACGGAGCTTGTGCCGGATTGGAAAGACAGCAAGCGTTGGGAAACGGATCGCCAAGGCCTGCTCGAATACGGGCAGACGGTTGGTTTCTCCCCGGAGGAACTGAACCAGGCTTATGATCCGCGTGCGGTCGTCGCCCTTTACAAGGCGATGAAGTACGACGCCCTCATGGCGCGCAAGCCGCAAGCGGCCCCGCCAAAAGGCCCCAAGGTTGCGTCTGCTGGAACTGCATCCACGGCCCCCAAGTCAAGCTCCGATGTCACCAAGGCGAAACAACGTCTCGCCCAAACGGGGCACGTCAAAGACGCCGCTGCCCTCTTCGAGAACTTCTTGGATTAAGGAAAACGACCATGGCTATCGCATCCAACACCATCACCCGCTACGACGGCTACAAGTCCGTCCGCGAAGACCTTTCGAACGTCATCTATAACATCTCGCCCACAGATTGCCCGTTTATGAGCAACGTCGGGCGCGAGAACGTTAAGAACACCTTCTCCGAGTGGCAGACGGACAATCTGGCCGCTGCTTCGACCAGCAACTACCAGCTTGAAGGCGACGACGCGGCTTCCGCTGATGCGCGTACCCCGACGCAGCGCGTTGGCACCTACACGCAGATCAGCCGCAAGATCATTGAGACCTCGGGCACCGTCGAGGCCGTCGATAAGGCTGGCATGCGCTCCATGCTCGCCTACCAGATGGCCATGGCCGCTTCTGAGCTGAAGCGCGACATGGAGTCTACGCTGACATCCAACCAGGTCGCCGCCGCCGGTAACAACACCACTGCCCGCAAGACTGCCGGTTTTGGCGCTTGGCTCATCACCAACAGCTATTCCGGCACTGGTGGTTCCGCCCCCGTGATGTCCGGCGGCGCGAGCAGCCTCGACGGCTACCCCACCACTGCTTTCACGGCGGGTACTTCTCGCGCGTTCACCGAAGCCCTTCTCAAGACGGCCATTCAGGGCGTCTGGACGCAGGGCGGCGATCCCAAGACGGTGATGACCGGCCCCTACAACAAAACGGTGCTGTCGGGCTTCACCGGCATCGCCACCCGCTACCGCGATGTTGCGCCTGGGAAGCAGGCGGACATAGTCGGGGCGGCCGATATTTATATTTCCGATTTTGGAAGCGTCGCGGCGCTGCCTTCACGCTTCACCCCTGAAAACACCGCCTACATCATGGACCCCGAGTATGCGTCGGTTGCCTATCTCCGCAACTTCCGCACTGAGGTCTTGGCGAAGACCGGCGACGCCGAGAAGCGCATGCTGCTCGTCGAGTACGGCCTGAAGGTGCGCCAGCAGAAGTCCCACGCGGCCATCCGCGACCTCGCGACCTCGTAACAAAGGAGGGGGCGGTGAAAGCCGCCCCTTTTCCCCCATGAAGAAACTCCTCGACATCGACCCCATCACCGGCATCCGCCACGTCTTCCACTACGACGACATGACCGATGAGGCGACGATCACCGCCGAGCAAGACGTTGAGACCGTCGTGGAGGCCAACAAGGCGCTCTACAACGAGGATCACGGGCGTTTTGGTGAAATGACCCGCGTCGCGCAAATCCCGATGGTCGTCTACATGGACCTCAAAAAGCGCGGCATCATCGACGACCACGCTGCGATGAAACGCTGGTTGAACGACCCCGACAACCGCTACTTCCGCACTCGCCCTGGGACGGTTTAATGGCCCTCGCCACATATACGGACTTACAAAGCGCCGCTGCGGATTGGCTCAACCGCAGCGACCTTTCGTCCGTCATCCCGACGTTCATTTCCCTAGCGGAAGCGAAGTTTAACCGCGAGATGCGCACGCGCGACATGCTCACTCGCGCGCAGGCGTCCACGTCCAACGAATTCGTGTCGATGCCCGCCGACTTCTTGGAAATGTACGACCTTGAATTGAACATGTCGGGCCTCGCCGCGCAGCAGCCCCTTTCGTATATCGGCCCTAACGAGGCGAAGTCGCTAAAGGCGAACAAGATCACCAACCTGCCGCGTTACTTCACGATCATCGACGGCGCGTTTGAAATCCTTCCCGCGCCGACCGGCGACATCAACCTGCTGATGACCTACTACGCCAAAATACCGGCGCTCTCATCCACGCAGACGACGAACTGGCTGCTGACGAAGTCGCCCGACCTCTACCTTTACTCCACGCTGCTGGAAGCTGCGCCTTACCTCAAAGACGACGCGCGCGTGCAGCTTTGGGCCGCCGCGCGCCAGCAGGTCATGGACGCCATGGCGCTGGAGAGCGAGCGCGCGAGCCGCCAGACAATTCAACTTACGGCCAGGCGACGGGGGTTTGGACTCTAATGCCCTTCACGCTCTACACCGACAACAAACTCATCGACCACCTGCTGGGCGCTGGCACCTTCACGAAGCCCGGCTCCAAATACGTGGCCCTGTATGTCGGCGACCCAATGCTGTCCGGGGCCGAAATCTCAAGGACTGGGACCGCTTACGCGCGCCAAGCCGCTTCCTTCACCGTCGTCTCTAACCTCGCCACGAACTCAAGCGACCTTGAGTGGCCCGCTGCAACTTCGGTTTGGGGCACGGTCAACTACGTGGCGATTTATGACGCTGCGACATCCGGCAACATGCTGGTCAGCGCGGCGCTCACGACGGCGAAGACGATCTCCAACGGGGACGTTCTGCGCGTCCCCGCATCTAGCCTCTCGATCACCCTGTCGTAAGGAACTACCATGTCAGTCATCTACCCCGTCGCCACCAAAAACTACCGCCTCCAGGTTGTCCTTGACCTTCTCATGTCAAAAACTATCGGCACCGCCAGCGGCACTGCCAGCGCGGGCAGCCTGGTGATTGGCACCTCCGCTCTTTCGGGCGCGACTGGCGTACTAGCGACGATCCCGCTCGCCACAGTGGCAGGTACGGTTGCTACCGGCGTGCTGACCCTGTCTGGAACGCCTTTGTCAGCTAACGCCACTGGCACCGGCATCGCCGCCCTTGCGGAATTGCGAAACAATGCTGGCACCACCGTGATGAGCGGCCTGACGGTCGGCACCAGCGGCACCGACATTACCATCAACGCGACGGCAATCTCCACCGGCCAGACCGTGCAGGTGACTTCTGGCGCCATCACGCACGGGTAATTCGCAATGGCCCTCATCACCGCAGACCGCGTCAAAGAGACGACGACGACAACCGGCACGGGCACAATCACCCTTGCCGGTGCGGCGACGGGCTTTCGCGCCTTCTCCTCTGTCATGGCGACGAGCGATACTTGCTATTACGCAATCGTGTCGCAGAGCGGGTCGGACTGGGAAGTTGGTCTGGGCACCTTGGCGTCGGCGACGACGCTTGCGCGCACGACCGTGTTTTCTTCGTCAAACGCCAACGCACTTGTGAGCTTGTCGGGCACCAACAACGTCTTCATCACGCTCCCGGCGAAACAAGCTGCGCCGCTATGGCAGGCGGTGCAGACAGCTTCTTTCACCGCTGTATCTAACCGTGCCTACCCCATCAACACCACATCCGCCGCTGTGACCGTCACGCTGCCCGCCAGCCCAACTGCTGGCGACATCATCCAGATCGCCGACTACGCGGGGACTTTTGCCACCAATAGCTGCGCCATTAACCCAAACGGCGGCAAGATTAATGGCAACACCTCCACCTTCGGCCTTGCAACTGCTCGAACGCTTGTCACCCTTATTTGGCTAGATGCAACGCAAGGGTGGGGTTTGTTCGCCGCTTTCTTGCCGACATCTTATACCGCGACGTACTTGCTTGTCGCCGGTGGCGGTGGCGGTGCTGGCGG